TTTTCCCAGTCAGAAATGTGGCCGCCTGAACCCAGTATAAAACTTTGCAAAAATGGATCGTACATTTTGCCCTTCCTCTCAAATTTTGTATCTTTTTCGTCTGTTCCAATGGCGGAGACCGTACACCGGATAACATTCCAGAACAGGTGTTTGATAATGTTGAGTTTGTGTTTGGTGTTGGAGGAGACAACAAGGCCAACTCCAGTTCCTGGATACTAGAGGAGTGGAAAACTCCCAAGACATCACGTGCCTGGGGATATTATCGTGTGCTACATGAAGTGGGCACAAATACCAAACTCAAAGAACTTACTGTGGCACCCAAAACATGTCTGAGTATGCAACGGCATGACCAACGTGCAGAATTTTGGTTTGTGGCCCAAGGTGAAGCCGCAGTTTACACACTAGACAGTTCAAGTGATCACGACTTGGTAGGTACGTATCAACCGCACGAATATATATGGATTGCTAAAAATCAATGGCACATGTTGTGCAACGAAACTGATCAACCACTCAAACTAATTGAAATACAATACGGTGAGAATTGTGTGGAAGAGGACATAGAACGCCGATGAAAGATATCATACCAATCTTCATTGGCTATGATCCACGGGAAGCCATAGCATATCATACCTGCGTCAACAGCATTATTAGAAATGCAAGCCGTCCTGTGAGTATTGTGCCTGTTGCACTTAACTTGTTTCGAGACTACAACGAAACACACACTGACGGCAGCAACCACTTTATCTACACACGTTTCTTAGTTCCATACCTTATGGGATTCTCTGGATCGGCTATCTTCATTGATGGCGATATGATTGTGCGTGGTGATATTGTAGAACTTTGGAACATGCGAGATGTGTATAGAGATGTGCAAGTGGTCAAACATGATTACAAAACTCGCATGCCTGTAAAATACTTGGGATCACCAAATGAAGACTATCCTCGGAAAAATTGGTCTAGTGTTATTCTGTGGAATTGTAGTAGCTTTCCTAACCGAAAACTCACACCCGAATTTGTGCAACGATCCACAGGCAGTGAACTTCACCGATTCTCGTGGCTAGATGATGAGCGCATTGGTGAATTGCCGCCAGAATGGAACTGGTTGCCTGATGAATACGGCCCTAATCCAGATGCTAAGTTGTTGCATTATACCTTAGGCGCTCCGTGCTTTCACGAGTTTGCTGACACTCCCATGGGGAATGAGTGGCACAGAGAACGCATACTAACTGAATACTGCCAGCAAAGGTCAACTGAAAGATCTGGGAACAGGAAGACGAATCGTCATACGTTCCGCAACCACCCGCGGCACCGCCACCACCGCCACCACCGCATGTGTTTGACATGATACCGCCCACAGTCAAAACATTATTTGATGACATTCTCAAATATCGGGTTGACCCTGACGGCACCTACTATGGTATAACACTAGATGTCTTAGTTGAGCAATTAAAACAGTTGGACAACAGTGCGGCAGTGGCCATTGGAACAGACGAAAAAGATACAAAATTTGAGAGGAAGGGCAAAATGTACGATCCATTTTTGCAAAGTTTTATACTGGGTTCAGGCGGCCACATTTCTGACTGGGAAAAACACAGTACCAGTATGACTCCAGCAGTGTTTAGAGGCATAACCAAACGCAAAGAAATGGCCATCTGTCGTTCTGTTGGCCGAGACTTTTACTACATAGACACAGGATATTTTGGCAATGGTCGCAAAAAAACCTACCATAGAATCACGCACAACGATGTACAAAACTTTGGGCCCATAATTGAACGACCTGGTGATAGATTCGGTGCCACTGGTGTAAAATTAAGAAAATTTAGAGGCGGCCGGAACATATTGCTGGCTCCACCCAGTCAAAAACTATTGAATATCTACGACATCAATCTTGAAGAATGGCTAGAACAAGTAAAAACAGAGATTGGATCTGTTACAGATCGACCCATTGTTGTAAGAACCAAACAGGGTCGTACTGCCAGAGTAGTTGACGATACCATGGAAATGGCCCTGGACCGTGACGTGCATTGTCTCGTGACATTCTCCAGTATTGCAGCCGGAGAAGCATTGTTATACGGCAAGCCGGCTATCACACTTGGTCCCAATGCAGCCGCCGCGTTGTGCAGTCAATCAATTGCTGAAATTGAAAAGTTAAAAATACCCACACTAGACGAAGTAGACGCCTGGGCACGACACATGGCCTATTGCCAATTTACCGAAGTAGACATGCGTGATGGCACAGCCTGGCGCATACTAAACGAACATGCATGATGTTGTTGTTTATCTAAGTTCGTTACAAAAACAAAGTCCCGGTAGAAAAGTTGATACCTTGACAGCGTTTGCTGATGGCGCACGATCTCAAGGTGCCACAGTACACGTAGAAACACAAAATACATACACTCCTGCAAAGTTAGCAGTAATATTAGGGTGGGCAAGCCCTCAACAACACACACCCAACATAAAACTACGAGCACATGTAATACAACAGCAACAGCAGTTGGGCAATCACACCATGTGTATTGATGCAAATTGTTTTAAATTTGCAGACCATGACAGTCGGTATCTGCGTTACAGTATAGGCAGTCCTTTTTACGACACTGGTAACTATGTCAATAAAAATTCAGACTCTGCCAGATGGAATCAATTATCAAAAGATCTTGGAGTCGGCGTACGTGATTGGCACCCAACTGGAAATTACATACTGTTGCTGATGCAAAGAGACGGTGGGTTTACCATGAAGGGTCTGCATCCACTGGCCTGGACCGAACAAAAAATAAAACTCATACAGCAATACACTGACATGCCCATTTTGTTACGCCCACATCCGGGAAAAATGGCAGATCCAACTGCTTTGATACAACCCGGAGTCACAGTGAGTGATCCAATCCAACGCTCGTTATTGAAAGATTTGAAACATGCCGCTGGCGCTTTTGTGTTTAACAGTAGCAGTGGTGTTGCCGCAATACTACGCGGAATTCCGTTGTGGGTAGATGATCCCAGTAGTGTGTGTTGGCAAGTGGCCAATACAGATGCTGGCACAATTCACAATCCGGTGATGCCTGACCGCACACAATGGCTGAATGATTTAAGTGCATGCCACTGGACTGATGAGGAAAGTCGGCAGGGCTTGATCTACAAAAAATTCTTACCTTATCTTGTTTAACAAGTCTGGACTGTGCTGTGGCAATGCATTGACATTGTCTTTGGTATTTTCTAAACCGGCAGTTCTTGCACGTAACTCGCTTGAACTGTACACATGTGATCTTTTGTGGTAGTGTAATTCTATACTATTGTCCATACACCATTGCTTGCCGGTAAAATCTCTGTCAAGATATTCATCACTAAGGAATCTAATGTGGATGGTTTGAGTCTGCAACATCTGCATCAAATCAAATTCTGTATCGTATACCAAAATTTCATCCACATATCTACAGGCCTGTAACTGCACATATCGTTCGTATGTGCTTTGTACAGGTTTGTTTTTGATACCCGGACGATCAAGTGTGGGATCTGTTTGTAGTGCCACAATCAGATAGTCGCACAATTGTTTTTCCATTTTCAACATGGTTACATGCCCGGCATGTAACAAATCAAAACTGCTACAGTTAAATCCTATTTTCATTTCTTGCCTCATTTAAATTGACATACCGGAATTGGAATCATCTTATGAAGATTTCTTTGTCTAATTTCTTTATAACGGTTTAATTTAACTTTTTCGTCTTGGGTAAGAGTCTTTTCATCACCGTCAAACAGCATACTAGATTCCAATTCCGGATAAGACATGCCTAGTTGATCCTCGTCTGTTCGACCGTCGTCCCACAGTCCGTCGGTTGGGGGTGCATCAATTATTTCTTGTAGCAATCCTAGAAAAGTGCCCAGTTCCCAAACTTCAGTTTTAAGACAATCACCAATGGGACTGATATCCACACCACCGTCTCCGTACTTGGTAAAAAATCCCACTCCGAAGTCTTCGACTTTGTTACCAGTACCTACTACTATTCCGCCTTCGGTTTGTGCTACCTGATAAAGAGTCATCATCCGTAGCCTGGCCCTGCTATTAGCTAATGCCAATAAATTTGCATCTAGCCATAAGTTTTCAAATGCCTTCCAGGATTTGTTTAGATCAATAGTTACATGTTTGATATTTTGATATTTTTCTTCTAACCATTGTCCGTGCTTAATACTCAAACTATGAGTAGATTTATTTTGTTTAATAGGCATACTTACTACTATTGTTTTAATACCAGTTTCGGCGCATAGTGTACTAACAACAGACGAATCAATTCCGCCAGATACTCCAACTACTAGAGTTGTTATTTTATTTTTTTTAGTGTAGTCTTTGATCCATTTGGTGATAAACCTTGCTCGATCTTTTACTTTCATACATTGTCCTTATAGATAGCGGTTCTGTACCAATCGTTAATGGAGTTCTCGGTATCCCTAAACCACCAATACAAATCAGGACCTGACCAATTACTAAATTGTTCTATATACCAATCTACAGTTCTATACATATTAACATGGGTGTTATCATATATACGTTTCTTACTCTTAGGTATAGCACTATGTATTCCGATAAAAACAAATTTAGTTGCATAGTTCATAAACTTATCTTTGATCCAAGAGATATCAGCATCTGGAATGCCGCCGAGCACTTGTGTACAAATAACAGCATCAAATTTTTGTCCAACAGGTTCTTGATCAAACTCAGGCACACAAGGATCATATTTGTAAACTGATTCAGCATTGATTCGAGTCTGAAAAGTCATTGGCTCGGACATGACACTATGCGGCAATCCATATGATACAACATCGATATATTGTTGACCTTTACCACAACCATAATCTAATACAGTTCGGGCGGTATACTGATCCATGAGAAATCGTATGTAGTTGTGATAATTCTTGCTGTCGTTGCCGGCCCAGTTTTTGGGATTGCTTTTTTGGAACTGTTGACCAAGTTCCACGCTTTGTGAATAATATGCACTTGGCATTACAGTTCCTCTATAAGTTGTTTGTTGTTTGCTACCCATTGTTGAGCAGTTTCTGACTTGTAGTATTCACTAGTCCAGTCGCTATATATTTGCCAATTTGATGTTTCTGCATAATCTTTTCTTAACAAATACATTTGACAACTGACGCTGACTGCCCTGGCATCGGGTGCTAAAATGTACTTGAACATTACATTGCCACTTTTGTGTTTAGGTCCACTTAATCGAGTCACAATAGACTCCTCATGGTCTAAACTGGATCTTCTTGCAATCACTACAAAATCTGTCACTTTTTTCGTTGTACCGGCGTCAATTCGTTCGTAGATTTTATCATAATGATTGGCAAAGTCTACTCCCATAAATGCTACATCATTGCTGTTATTTACTATAGCATCTAGTTCACTCATGATCACTGGC